CGATTGGACAGTTATAAAAACCTGCACGAAAGCGGTTCAGCCAGTTGTTTAAAAAAGGTTGAATTAGAGCTTAAAATAAACGGGGTCAATAAATATCACCGGGCAAACGTGATATGCGAAAAAAAAGCATTTAAACCGTCCACAGAGGGAGAATGGGGAGTCAATCCCATCAGTATATTAAACGGAAAAGAAATTAAACCGGAATAATGCCAACTGGAGATGAATTAAATAAGAGACAACTGGCAGCGGCAGCGCAAATGAAAAGGGCTTTCAATAAATATATTGATAACGTTTCTAAACACGTCAACAACCCAAAATTAAAATTTGCAGCTTCATTCCAATTCAGGAAAAATGATTTGTTGCGTGAGATAGTTGGTGGAAAAGATTACACGGTATTCAAGGCGAATTTGTTAAAGATAAACAGGGATGCTGTCACAGGGGCGTGGAATTTGGCCAATGAACAGACTGGAGAAGCATTTAAAGGTTACGCAAAACTGATAAAGAAGTACACCGGGCAAGCCGCAGGAGTGTTAGACTTAAATCAGAAAGCACTAACAGCATTTATTTCAGGGCGTGGGACAAAACCATTAAGTACAAAGGTTTGGAAAGCGGCTGGACAATTCAAAGATGAAATGGCAGTCCATTTGGGAATGGGAATTGCCAACGGAGATTCAGCAGCAACATTGAGTAGGCGTACCAGGCAATATCTCAACAATCCAGACGCACTGTTTCGAAGGATTAAAACCACTGATAAATTTGGGAAGGATAAATGGAAGTGGAGCAAGCGGGCGCAAAATTATAAACCGGGACGGGGGAGGTACAGATCGGCTTTTAAAAATGCAAGGCGCGTTGCAGTGACAGAAACAAATAAAGCGTATGTTTTAGCCGACCAAGAGCGTTTCAGAAAACAGAAATTTGTTACAGGCTATAGGGTTGTATTGAGTGCAAATCACCCAAAATTAGATATTTGTGATGATTTAAAAGGAAAGTATCCAAAGGATTTTGTTTTCTCAACATGGCACCCCCATTGTAGATGCGGGGTATTACCGATTTTAATGCCTGAAGACCAGTTTGTGAAATATTTAAAAGGGAATAAGGTAAAAGTACCGAAATACGATTTACCGATGGGGTTTAAAAGTTTTATGGCCCGAAACAAAAACAAGATTGCAAGTGGAAAATTCAATGCCCACTGGTTGGCCGATAATATTGTGATAAAAGGAAAACAATTCCTGTTTAATGGAAAGCAAATAAAATTACCTAAAAACCCCGTCCCAAACATAGCACCTGAGAGTAAATTTATCCCACCAGCCGAACCGGTAATAAATCCAGTTAAATTTCAAACTGCAAAAACTTTAGAAGAAGTCGAAAATTAGTTATATATTCGTTTTTCTTTCATAATAGAGGTTTAGTTTTAAGGGCAGTTGTTCACACGCAACTGCCTTTTTTTATGATTTGTCGATTGCATTCCCTACATTTGTAACTCAACACGAATAAAAATCATTAAAAAATGTTAAAAGAAAAAATTTTAACTGCACTGAAAAAGAGGTTCGAAGGTTTCGGGATTCAGGACAGTTTATTAGATCGTTTTGCCACAACTTTAGCAGTAACGGTCAAAGAAGAAAGTGCAATTGACGCATCTGTTCAGGCGATTCAAATGTCGCAACTGGTACAGAGCGAAGTCGATTCAAAAATTACTTCGTCTAACAAAAAAGCAGTTGAGAACGCGCAAAGCAAAATCATTGCAGAAGCTTTTAAATTAAAAGGGTTAAACGAAGATGGTACGCCGGTTAAAAAACCAAAACCGGGGGAGGATGTCCCGGCTTTCCTGAAGGATTTTATGGCAGACCAAAAAAAGAAGATTGACGAATTAACGTTACAAATCACAACGAATGCAAAAAAGGATACAGCGGCGAAATTACGTGCTGACTTATTTGCACAATTGGACGAAGCGAAAGTTTCAAAAGAGTATTACGAAGATTTGTCAATTGGTGAAATCGATCCGGAAAAAGTTTCTGAAAGAGCGGTTGAGATTACGGCTAAATACCAAAAGCTTGTACAAAATACCGTCAATCAGAATTTAGAATTTGACAAACCTCACCAGAAACAATTGAAGGTTGAGGAAAGCGACATTGGAGACTTCCTGGACGAAAAGTTTGGGAAAGTAGAAGAAAAATAAAATAAAGAACAATGGAAATTATTAAAACAACTGGTACAGAGCGGACATTAGCCGTTGAAAGTATCTTGGAAGACATTGCGGGCGGTGGTACTATTTACCAAGCGGATTTTAAGACCGCAACTGACCACCTGAAAGAGGGTGCTGTCGTTGGGGTTGATGGTAATGGGATTTACCATATCTGCAAAACAGCGAAAATCTTCGCTGGTGGGAGTGCATCGGCACCGAGAATTGAAAGTGAACATGAATTGGTTGTAGGCGATTTTTTGAGTGACGGCGTTGTTTCGTTGGAAATAACAGTTATCACAGTAGCGGCAACTTACGATACATTGACATTTAGCACAGGTTCATTGAGTATTTATTCAGAAGCTACGGTACTTTACACAGCGGCGGCGGCAGATACTACAGGCGGCGGGGTTGCTAGTTTGGCAACAGTACAAGATACCTCTGGTGATTACATGGTGTGTAGTATACCTGTAGGTCACAACCCTGCGGGATTTAACGGTGTATCAATGACAATTGTACAGGCGGCAGACGATGTTTTGGCAGTGGCTTTTGACGCTGGTATTTTGACAATATCTTTGGCAAATACCACAGCGGCAAACAACAACCTGGCAGCCGTTCAAATACTTGTAAGGGCATTAGGTACTTTAGATGGGTTGGATTGGTCAATGGCAACATTTACTGGTACCGACTGGGACGGCAAACAAACGGGCGCAACTTTGACCACTGCCACAGATGCTTTTGATTCTGGGGTTAACGGCGCAGATATAGCGAAGAAATATCCACCTGTGGGAATTACTACAAATTTAGTTGATTTCACTTATGCAAATCAAGGGTGTGGAATTTTAGTACGGGGACGTGTAAGGGAAAGCCTTATGCCGTTCTTTGTAGATGCTGACATTAAAAATGCGTTGCCATTAATCAGGTTCGTTTAATATTTAAAAAAAAATATCATGGAAAGAAGTTTATTGAAAGAACTTAAAAATGTAAATCTTGTAGCCTACATGAACAGGCAAAAAGATTTTTTATTGCAACGTATGTTTTGGCAGCAGTTTTTCCCACTTAAACCAACTTTGACGTTGACATGGGAAACGCTATCAGGAACAGCGGGTGCGCCAGTTATGGCAGATGTTATTGAATTTGATGCAAGCGCACCGTTGAAGACTCGAAGGGTCGTGACGCACGCGAAAGGTGATATTCCAGGAATGGGAATAAAAAGGAAAATGGATGCCAGGGATTTTAACGATTACAATACTTATAAGGCACTAGCCAGGGGTGACGCTGATAAATTAGCAATCTTAGATATTATCTTTAGGGATGTTGATTTTGTGTACGCTGGTGTAATGGCTAGAACTGAGTATTTGGCTATGCAAGCATTGTCTTATGGTTCAATTTCTTTGAATTCTGCAAACAACAATGGTATCATAACAGAAACCGCAGTTGATTTTGGCATACCGAGTGGAAACAAAACAGCGGTGAGTACAATTTGGGCGACAGCCGGAAGTGCAACCCCGATTGCTGACATACGTGAGGTTGTACAGGATATTGAAGACGCAGGGCATATTTGCAACCATGTTATCATGGATAAAGCTCAGTGGGCAAAATTAATAGCTACAACAGAGGCGAAGGATGCTTACGCGTTTTATCAAGGTGTAACAACCGGAAGGATTGCCGTACCGGGAATTGAAGGAATAAATAATATGTTGACTTCGGAAGGGTTGCCAACTATTAGCATTGTTCAAAGTTCAGTAAGGCATGAGACTTCAGCACACGTACTTTCAAGTTTAGCACCGTGGAAAGCTGGTTATGTAACCTTTTTACCTGACAAAATAGTTGGAAATGTATTACACGCTCCAATAGCAGAAGAGGGTTCGCCTGAAATTCAAAAGGTTGCAACAGTGGCAAAAGTAGGTCATGTGTTTACCTCGAAATGGGCAGTATTAGATCCATTTGGGGAATTTACAAAAGCTCAGGCAAACGCTTTCCCAGTGTTCAATGATGTTGAACAGGTTTATATTTTGAAAACGGACGATACAAGCTGGTCATAATGCATGTACTAAAAGTCATTACGGAATATCCCGGACTGGGTAAGTTAAGTGCAACAACTATTCAAAAAAGTTGCATTGACAGGGGTCTGGACAGTGACAATGAATACAGTTTGTCAGTGAAACGGTTGACTGATTTGGTGATTGCAGATTGTTTGGTTGCTTTGGTGAACATGCCTGATTTTACAGAGGATGATTTGAGCGAAAATTTGAGCCGTGAGAGTATCATGGCTTCCGCTCAAATCATTTACAAAAAATATGCTGATGGGAACAGTTCACAGGGGACAATCCGCAGCAGAAAAGTTTGGTAATGAGATATCCTGATAAATTCCATATAACGAATGTAATTGAAACCCGTGAGGGGAGTGATTATGTTTATGAAGATGACCAGACGAGAGACGCGTTTATTTTCAATGGGAGAATAAGGAAAATCACTTCATTTAAAGATATGGAAGGGGATTTGACAAAAGCGACACACGTAATCCATTGCAAAGTATTGGATTTTGACGTAGCAATTGGGATGACTATTTATGATTATTCCGATGAAAAGGAATACGAAATATTGTTATCTATAATTGGACAAAATGGAATGAAGATATGGGTATCACTGGCATAACAAATTTAGGGGCGGTGTTTGATTACATCGATGGTTTCGAAGGTGATGTTGAAGAACAGGCACTGGAGGCATTTGATTATGCTGGTACGTTCTTTTTTGAACATGCACGTGTAAATGCTAAGTTCATCAATGATACTCAAAACCTTAGAAATTCTATCGGTTACAGCGTTGTGAAAGGGGGGAAAGCCCTAAAAGAGAATTTTGGCGGCCTCGGAGGGATGGAAAAATGGAAAGCAGAAACCGACGCTGGGAAAAAACCATTGATAACACAAATCAATGGCATTGGATTGGTAGGGCTGGCAGGGATGCAGTATGGGATATACGTTGAGGCTATGCAAGGGAAGAGTGTTATTTCACAGTCGATACCAGAGACGGAAAAATTATTAGAAAGATTATTTGCAGAGATATGAAAACGGTAATTGATTTTATAGACAGGGTATTTCAAATCTTAACTGAAAGCGGTTTTGCGGACAGTGTAGAAGGTATTTACACCGACCCGGATATTAGCACGCCGGGGAAAGAATTTGTCTTGATTACCAGTCCAGGAATGTCAGCAATTCACGATGTGGTTGACACCGCAGACGTAACGGTCAATCTAATAATTGTCGATGTAAAAGGTTCAAGTGATGTAAGGAGGTTCAGGTATTTAATATCTGAACTGGAAGCAGTACTTACCAATTATGATTCCCATAAAGAGGCTTTTGTGCAATACGGCAAAAATGATGCTGGACAGAAAGTTACAGTTAAGTCGGTAACTGGAAATGAATATTTTCATATAAAACTTGTTTGGGCAGATGGAATTTACCATGACCCAAAACGACAGGGATATTCATATTACTCAATTAGGACTACATGTTGGATTGAAAAATAGAAATTATGTTTTTTAAAAGTTTAGAAAAATTAGCGATTACAGCCATAGGGACGGCTGGTGCAATGGGTACAATTACACCTAATACACATGATATTTATGCGGATTATCTCGTGTCACAATCATTTAATGTAAGTCTGCCAACGGCGGAAATTATCAAAGAATGGAGGGACGGGGCGAATGCGGCAAGTGTGGCAGTACCGGGGAGAAGTGAAGGTTTGGTAATTACGTTCAAATTAGAACAGTTGAGGAATGATTTATTTGTTCTTTTAATGGGTGGGGCGACAGCCGATACACTTCCAACAAAATACAGCCATGCCATAACACGGCAAGCTCTTTATAAAAGTTTAGCTATGACGGCGCACCAAGTAGGGAGTACACAGTTTTACATGGAAATTCCTTACGGTTTGATGACAGCGGGTTTAATGGGAAACCCCACTCAGGATGCGCAAGGGAAAGTCGAATTGGATTGTAAGTTTGAAGCCTTGACACCGATTAACGCGTCAGGTGTTTTGTTAGAACCTTGGGATTCATGGGATTTACTTGATAAAGCTTAATTAAGTCGGGATTTAACGTCCCGGCTTTTATTTATTATGGATATAGACAAAAAAGAGAGGCAAGTATTACTTGGAAAAAGTGAACCTGTAACGATAACAGAACCTATTCACTGGTTTTGGAAAAAGTTTGGGTTTAAAGATAGAGTTCGCACCATAGACATTCAACCTTTGCCCTACGGTGTGGTACTGCAAATTACTTCAAGTTTAGCCGAAATCGATGAACCGAGTTTTGACACAATAAAGGATTTGTCGGAGTTTTTCTTAAAAAACGAAAAGCATGTTACTGATGTGATTGCGTATGCTTTGAATTGTAAGCCGGAAAATACCCCGCCAAAGAAGTTGAAAAAGTTCATAAGAAAGAACTTGACAACCGTTCAGGCGACAGAGATTTTCTACTTTATTTTTGAGCAAACCAACATCGTAAATTTTACGTCCGCTATCAGATGGACGACGAAGAAACTGGTAGCAGAGAAAACTTCAGAAGTTCCGCCAGAATAATCGGGATCGCACTTCGAAATACATCGCTCCCATTGGAAGAAATCCTTTGGAAAATCCCATATCGTAGCCTTATGATAATTATGTTATCGTCGAGGTATATTCCTGAAAAAAGTAAAGAGAAAAAGGAAATCAGCACGTCCGAACTTAAAGCATTCTCAATAATGCACGGGCGGCATCATGGCAAAAAAAATCATGGCAGCAACCGGGGGTAAAAGATTAAATTTCATAGCAGACCTTAACACGGGACCACTGAAAGCAGGAGCGGTAAAAGCAAAAGCAATTGTCGGTGGATTAGGTCAAAGTATTTCTAAAATTTCACCTTTTGGAAGTTTAGGAATGGGAGCAGCCGGGGTTGGATTGGCAGCCGGGGCTATGTTTGCAAAAATCACAAAAGACGCTTATTCGTTTTCGAACGATTTCTCAAAAGCGATGCGGGAAGTGCAGACCATTTCAGAAGCTACACAGGCAGACTTTGATGGGATAGGTGACGCAATTATTAACATCGCGGCAAACGAAGCAATTGACGATGCAAAGGGATTGGCAGAGGCATATTATCAAATCGTATCAGCGGGGAAAGACGGTGCAGAAGGGTTGGAATTATTGGCAGTTTCGAGCCGGGCGGCGATAGCTGGTATTAGCGATACAAAAACAGCGGCAGACGGTTTGACCACAGTATTGAATGCGTGGGGATTGGCTACGGAAAAAGCAACCGGGGTTTCCGATGTTATGTTCCAGACTGTAAAATTAGGGAAAACAACATTCGGGGAACTTTCATCTTCCATTGCACAAGTCGCACCTTTTGCGGCATCTTTAGGAGTGCCGTTTGAAGAAATTTCTGCAGCGATAGCAACAATCACAAAACAAGGTACACCGACCGCAATGGCAATTACCCAAATCAGGGGTGCGTTGATTGCTATGAACGAAAATTTAGGTGACGGATGGGCCGGTACAATGTCGTTGCAAGAGGGTTTTGCAAAAGTCCGTGACATGGCTGGTGGTTCGGATATCAAGCTCCAAAAAATGATGGGACGTGTCGAAGGTATGAATGCAGTTTTAGCCTTAACAGGTGACAAAGCAAAAATGGCAGCGGAAGATTTGGCAGCAATGTACAATGCCAGCGGGGCGGCTGCGACAGCGTATGAAACAATGATGTTGGAAGCTGACAATATTTGGGCAGTTACCCACAATAAATGGAACAGGTCATTAAAAACTTTTGGTAGTAATTTAAAAGTTGCATCCATCGGGGTTGCGGATATAATGAATATTATGATGACCCATATCGGAGATGTTGATTTATTTGCGGCGACAAATGACGGGATTGACGGGTTTATGGATAGGTGGAGAGTGCTAAAAGGGATTGGGGCAAAGGGATTGGGGGGCTTTGTTCAGGCATTATTTACATCGGATGAGGGGATAAATGAAGATTTACAGGAAATTTATTCAAAAGATTTATATAAGGGCACGTTAAAAGGGAAATCTGTAGATGAATTGAAAATTGATAAGGCAGCCATTAAGAAGGAAATTGATAAAGCCTACAATGAATTTTTATCATTATCTGATCGTCAGGATAAAAATAGCAAAGAATTAAGTGCGACTATTCTCAAGGACTTTACGCGGATGGTTGGATATAAGGAGGCAATAAATGAGTCAATCCGGGCGTTGCAACCAGGAAGTAAAACTTTCGGCGGC